GTCAATACACTCAATGACCAGATTACTGGTGGTTATTCAGTTCTTGGCGAAGTTGATCACCCAGAAGGCCTAAACATTAACTTAGACCGTGTAAGCCATATGATCACAGAGATGTGGATGGATGGACCAAACGGTTACGGGAAACTTAAGGTATTACCTACGCCGATGGGACAAATAGTTCAAACAATGCTGGAAAGCGGAGTTAAACTAGGCGTCTCATCACGTGGTAGCGGTAACGTCACAGAAGACGGAACCGGACAAGTAAGTGACTATGAAATCATTACGGTGGATGTAGTTGCTCAACCCAGTGCTCCAGGGGCATACCCAACCCCAATATACGAGCATTTATTAAATACTCGTGGGGGGTATAAGGCAATGAACCTGGCACGTGAGCTAGAAGGCGACAAAAAGGCGCAAAGTTATTTAAAGAATTCTTTGGTGAATATCATCAAAGGGCTCCAGTAATAAGGAGAATATAATGTTGGACGCACTGAAATCACTCTTTGAAAACAATGTAATTTCTGAAGAGATCAGAGCTGAAATTCAAGAAGCATGGGACAAGAAAGTTGCGGAAACAAAACTTTCTGTTACTGCTGAACTTCGCGAGGAGTTCGCTTCTAAATATGAACACGATAAAGCACAAATGGTTGAAGCAATCGATTCTATGGTGAGCGAGAAACTAGCGGAAGAAATTTCCGAATTCACTGACGATCGCAAAAATTTAGCAGAAGCAAGAGCAAAGTATGTTATTGCTATGCGTGAAAATGCAAACTTGTTAAAAGAGTTTGTGATGCAGTCTTTGAAGAAAGAAGTAACTGAATTACACGAAGACCAAAAAGTTATGGCTGTTAAGTTCGGCAAACTTGAGGAATTTGTTGTAGAAGCTTTGAGTAAAGAAATTGCAGAGTTCCACGAAGATAAGAAAGACTTGGCTGAAACTAAGGTAAAACTTGTACGTGAAGCCAAAAAACATCTACAAAAAGTTAAGTCAACTTTTGTTGAGAAGAGTGCTAAATTAGTATCAGATGTAGTTGGAAAAGGACTTACAAAAGAAATTGGACAACTTAAAGAAGATATTGATTCTGCACGTAAAAATGATTTTGGTCGCAAAATTTTCGAAACGTTCGCTAATGAATACTCAAATAGCTACCTAAACGAGAAATCAGAAACTGCTAAACTTATGAAAGTTGTTGATCTTAAAGATGGACAAATTAAAGAAGTTAAAGCAGAGGTAGACGAGAAAGCAAAAGTTATCGCAGAGAAAGATGCAGAAATTTCTAAAATTTCTGATGCGGCTAAGAGAAAAGATGTCATGTCTGAACTAACTGCTCCTTTGAGCAAAGAACAGACTGAGATTATGAATGACTTACTGGAAAGTGTACAAACTGACAAATTGCAAAAACAATTTGACAAGTATATGCCGGCGGTTATCGACGGGAAAACTCCAGCAAAGAAGAAGGCAACATTAACAGAATCAGAGGCAAAAGCAATAACAGGCAATAAAGAAGAATCTAACGTTAGTAGTGTAAGCTCGGAAGCAACAAGTAAAATTGTTGACATTCGAAGACTTGCAGGATTGAATTAAGGAGAAAACAATGTCAGAACTACTAGAAAATCGCTGGCAGGATACCAAAACCGCTCTTTTAGAAGGCCTAAATGGTAACAAGAAAGCAGTGATGGCAAGTACTCTTGAAAACACACGCAAGTGGTTGAATGAGACTGCTACCGCTGGATCTACATCAGCAGGTAATGTTGCAACTCTTAACAGAGTTATCCTTCCGGTAATTAGACGGGTTATGCCGACTGTAATAGCTAACGAATTGGTTGGAGTACAACCAATGACTGGCCCAGTTGGACAGATCCATACATTAAGAGTTCGTTATGCAGATTCGTCTGATGGTAACGAAGTAGGTGAAGAAGCACTTTCACCATTTAAGATTGCGGCGGCTTACGCAGGTAATGCCACTGACGCTACCCCAGGAGCGGCTTCAACGGCTGTTCTAGAAGGTGACGCTGGCAAACGCTTGAGCATCCAAATCTTAAAACAAACTGTCGAAGCAAAGACTAGAAAGCTATCAGCTCGCTGGACTTTTGAATCGGCACAAGATGCACAAGCACAGCAAGGCATCGACATCGAAGCAGAAATTATGGCGGCATTAGCCCAAGAAATTACTGCTGAAATCGATCAAGAAGTTCTTGCATCTTTACGTGCTTTAGCAGGTACTCAGAACCAACAAGCATACGATCAAAATGCTGTAAGTGGTACTGCAACGTTCGTCGGTGACGAACACGCGGCATTGGCTGTAATGGTCAACCGTGTTGCAAATACTATCGCTCAGCGTACACGTCGTGGTGCTGGTAACTGGGCTGTGGTTTCACCACACGCTCTAACTGTTTTACAATCAGCTACAACTTCAGCGTTCGCAAGAACAACTGAAGGCACTTTTGAAGCTCCAACAAATACTAAATTTGTAGGAACACTTAACGGTGCAATGAAAGTATATGTTGACTCATATGCGGCTGATACTACAGCAGTACTAGTTGGTTACAAAGGAACAAGTGAAGCTGACGCTCCATCATTCTACTGCCCATACATCCCATTGATGTCAAGCGGTGTTGTGTTGGATCCAAGCACATTTGAACCAGTTGTGAGTTTCATGACTAGATACGGATATGTTGAGTTAAACAACACAGCATCTTCACTAGGTAATGCGGCTGACTACTTGGGTACAGTAACCATCGCGAACGTAACATTCTCTTAATAGAGATATTACAAGTGATTATGAAAGGGCGGCTTTATGTCGCCCTTTCTTTTCTATTTTG